CATTAATGGTTAGTATCAAACCATCAACATCATCTTCAGTAAGTCTTAAATATTCTCGTCAAGACAATCTTTTTGATTCAGGAACAGGTTCTGCCATTAATGGAAACTCAAGAATCTATTATATTCAGGAAATTGAAGATGAGCAATATGAAATCATCTTTGGTGATGGTGTTTTTGGTAAAAAACTCGAAGATGGTAACGTTGTAGAGGTTTCTTACGTTAGAACTTCTGGAGAATCTGCTAACGGTGTTAGTAGTTTTGCTTTTAGTGGTAGATTAGCGTATACAAAGGGAAGCATAGAATATAATATCACTAGTGGGATATCTTTAATTGGTTCTGTACTGCCATCAAGTGGTGGAGAACCAATTGAGAGCGTAGATTCTGTTAAAAAGTACGCACCGCAGATTTATGCCACTCAAAACAGAGCACTAACTGCTAATGATTATGAGATTTTGATTCCGAACAAAGTTTATCCTGAGGCTGAGTCTATTTCGGTCTATGGTGGAGAAGATTTGATTCCACCACAGTATGGAAAAGTCTTTATTAGCATAAAACCAAGAAATGGCGACTTTATTCCAAATTCTATCAAAGAAAATATAAAAAGAGATCTTAGAAAATACTCCGTCGCTGGAATTGTGCCCGAAATTCTAGACCTCAAGTATCTTTATGTCGAAACCAACAGTAAAATATACTATAACACAAATTTAGCACCAAATGCGAGTTTTGTTGCTTCTAAAATTCAAGACAATATCACAAAGTACTCCGAATCATCTGAATTAAATAGATACGGAGCAAGATTTAAATATAGTCAATTTTTGAAGACTATTGATCAAAGTCATGCATCAGTAACCTCTAATATCACAACTCTTCAAATCAGAAGAGACTTGAGGTTAGCACTTGATACCTTTGCTGAATATGCAATCGACTTTGGAAATCCATTCTTTGTTGAGTCTATGAATGGTTACAACATAAAATCCTCTTCTTTTAAGGTGATAGATATTACAGAAGATGTTTATCTTAGTGATCTACCCAATTCAGACAAAAAGACAGGAACAATTAATTTATTCTCTCTTGCAACCCCTGATTCAGTAACACCTATTCTAAGAAGAAAAAATGTTGGTAGTGTTAATTACGAAAAAGGTCGTATTACACTAAATCCAATCAAAATTACTTCTGGAAAAACTAAACAAAGTCAACAGGTCTTAGAAATATCAGCAACTCCTCTATCAAATGATATTATCGGTCTTCAAGATCTTTATTTACAACTTGATAAGAGTTCTGTTGAAATGATTGTTGATCAAATTAGTTCTGGTTCAGATCCATCAGGTTCAAATTATACCGTCAGCCCAAGTTATACCAACGGAAGCATAGTAAGATAAAAACAAAATGACAGAAAAAAGAGTACAACTTAGTCAAGTCATTAAGAGCCAATTACCCTCTTATGTAAAAGAGGATTTTCCTCTAATTGGTGAATTTTTATCTCAATACTACTCTGGTCAAGAATATCCGGGTGGACCACTTGATTTGATTCAAAATATTGATTCTTACATCAAATTAATCTCAAATGGTAATGTTGTAAAATCAACAACTCTTACATATAACCTTGATGCGTTTAGAAGTGGAGACATATACGTTCAGAATACTGATGGATTTCCTGATACAAATGGTTTAATCAAAATTGAAGATGAAATCATCTTTTACGAAAGTAAAACAGATGTTACGTTTGTATCTTGCACCAGAGGTTTTAGTGGAGTAACTTCTTTTGAAAATGGTGATGACCCAGAGAATTTGGTTTTTTCTGCAACAGAATCTAATATTCATGAAGTAGAAACTGTTGTAGAAAATTTAAATGTTTTATTTTTAGAAGAATTTCTTAAAAAAATTAAGGTTCAACTTTTAAGTGGTCTTGAAGAGAAAGATTTATATTCTGAACTTGATCAAGTTCAATTTATAAGGAATTCAAAGGATTTTTATTCATCTAGAGGAACTGACGAATCCTTTAAAATCCTATTCAAAGCATTATATGGCGAAAACGCAGAAATAATTCGTCCTATTGACTATGTTATTAGTCCATCAAACGCTAATTTTAGAAAAAGTAGAGATTTAGTTGTTGAGCCATTATTTGGTGATCCAACTGAACTGTTGAATAGAACTTTATTTCAAGATACCTTTGAAAATATTGAAAAAGCTTATGCTCCAGTCTCTCATGTTGAAAAAATATTCTCTGGAGTCAGCACAGATTCAACGTATTACAAAATTAGCATCGATAGTTCCTTAAATCAAAATGATGGATCTACTGAACTTCTTTATGGCAATTTTTCCTTACATGCAAAAACATATATTATAGGAAATATTGGGGTTGGTCAATCATATTTGGATGTTGATTCCACAGTTGGATTTCCAAAATCTGGAACTTTAACATTTAATTATAAAAATGGAACAACTGGAATTTGTACATATTCGGAAAAAACTAATACTCAATTTTTAGGAATTAATACCACTGGTATAACTAATGATATTTCTGATGGATCCTTCATAGATCAAAACACTTATGCATATACATCTGATGATGATGTTGTAGATGGTATTCGTGTAAAAATTAGATCTGTTTTAAATGATGTTAAAATACCTCCTCAAACTTACTATCAGAAAAAAGGATCTAAGGTAAAAATTAAATCTTTAGGAAAAGTTGCGAAAGATATCAAGTCCAATAATTGGATTTTTAATACGGCTCAATTCTATGATGTAAAATCTCTGACATTAATTGATGCAACTAACAATACGTATCGACTTGTAACAAAAGATCCACATATTTTAAGAATAGGAGACAAGTTAAATTTAACTGATATATTTGCTACCACCTTAGCAAATGATTTTGTGATCACTGATATTTTCAGTGAAACTGCTTGCATTTTTAGAGGAACTGGAATCACTAATGCTAGTGACATTAAAAAAGTAACTAGAAAAATTACTAAAATTGATTCGGATCTTCACTCAGATTTAAATATATTAACAGCCAATGTTCAGAATGTATATTTAAAACCAGACCTTGGTACAGTTAATGGGAAAACTTATTATGGTCCATATCATGAACACCCAGAAACTGGTGTTCGGATGGTTGGTGCAAAACACACTTCAACTCCCCATGACATAATTATTGATGATCCAAATTCATCTAAAGTTTTAGTATCTTCGTCATCACTACCATCAACTACCAATGTCAAATTAAATCCAAACATTGAGCAATATACTTTTGGTGGTGTGTTTATATCTGATAGTGAAGATGTAAAAATCACAAGTGGTGTTGATCATAATTTCTATACTGGTGATGCTGTTTACTATGAGCCAGAAAAAGTAACTTTTAATAGAGTCAACACTGGAGGTCAAACAGTTCAACAAAGTTATATTGTAAGTGAATTGTTTGCTGAGGGAATTTATTTTGTAAAAAGAGTAGATGCAAACACTGTAAAATTAGCAAAAAGTAGATCGAATATCTACAATGGCATTTTTGTTAAAGTTGTTGGTGGGGGATTAGATACTATAACCATCTCCCAAAACAATATTCAAAAACTTGAGTACTACAACGAAAAAATAAAAGCACAAAAAATACTTAGAGAAATTAAGCATCCAGAAACTGATGGAAAGGTTCATGAAACTCAGTCTGGATACACTGGAATTTTAGTTAATGGTGTTGAGGTTTTAAATTATAAGTCTGACGATTATTGCTACTATGGATCTATAGATTCTATTCAGGTTACTAATGGTGGTGAGGATTATGATGTAATTAATCCACCTGCTTTAGGAATCACAGATTCTGTTGGATCTGCTGCTACAGGATTCTGTCATGTAGAGGGAAGTGTAAAAGAAATAAAAGTTTTTGATAAAGGGTTTGACTACTTAGATACACCGATAGTTAAAATCAGTGGTGGTAATGGTAGTGGTGCGACTGCAGAAGCAAAATTAACAACTGTTCCCCATGAAGTGTCTTTTGATGCTTCTGGAATAGGATCGGCAAGGATTGGAGTTGATACATCTACAATCGGGTTTACCACGTCTCACAAGTTTAGAACAGGTGAGAGAGTTGTATACAAGACCTTCGGTAAGAAGGCATTGGTTGGTCTAGCTTCTGATTCATCATACTATGTAAATGTGAAGGATAATTACACCATCACACTTCACAAAAATATTGATGACGCTTCTGTTGGATTGAGCACCATCGGATTCACTGATTTTGGTGAAGGTATTCAATCTTTAAATTCTTATAATGGTAAATCTATTGTAAAAACTGTTGTCATAATAAACCCTGGATCTGGATATCAAAATAAAAAGACATCATGCGTTGCATCTGGAATTGATACATCTTTAAATCTCATTAGTATTGAGGGTCATGGTTATCAAAGTGGAGAGATTTTAAAATATACCGTAGATGGAACGACTGTAGGTGGATTGACAAATTCCTCAGAATATTATGTTACTAAGTTAAATAATGATCAATTTAAATTATCCGCTGTTGGTGTAGGAACAACTCAATCTGACTTCTTCTACAATACAAAGCAATATCAGGATTTTAGTTCTATCGGTGTAGGAACTCATACTTTCAATTATCAGGATATTACTGTCACCATAGACGGTAGAATTGGAATATCCTCTATTGAAGGAAAAGCCTTTGATGCAGTTCTTAAACCAATAATTAGAGGGTCCGTAACATCCATACACCTATCTAACAATGGTGTGGGTTATGGTTCTTCAGACATACTTAATTTTGGAAGATTTCCCTTAATTAATCTAAACACTGGTAGAGGAGCTGTAATATCACCAGTTGTTATTAATGGAAGAATAGTAGATGCCATTGTTAGTGCTGGTGGAACAGACTACAACTCAACACCAGAGATAAAAATTACCGGAATTGGCACCGGAGCTGAAATTGTCGCTGAAACTGATTCTACCGGTAAAATCATATCGGTTAACGTTACTAAATCTGGAGCTGGATATGGTTCTTCAACAACTTCTTTTGATGTAATCAAATCTGGAAAATTTGCAACCTTTAAGACAAACATTCAATCTTGGAGAGTCAACTCATTTAGAAAAAACCTTGCAAATATAAAATCAGATGACGTTACTATATCCTCTCCAACGAACAAAGATTTAGGACTTCAGTGCTCGTACACTTATGCGCCAAGAGAACTTAGAAAAATCTTATACGCATCAAATTCAGATGGCACAGTTCTGTTTGGTAAGAAAGATTTAAGAATATTAAACAACACTGAAACAAATATTGATGCACACTCACCAATCATCGGATGGGCTTACGACGGTCACCCAATTTATGGTCCTTTTGGATTTGCAGAGATATCAGGTGGTTCTATTGTACAATTAAAATCTGGATATACTACAAACTTAAAAACAGGAAGACCTCCCACAGGTGAATTTCCTCCTGAATTTTTTGTCGAGGACTTCCTTTTCTTAGATTATGATGATGATTCTTATCTTGATGAAAATAATGGAAGATTTTGTGTAACTCCGGAATATCCAAATGGAACTTACGCATATTTTGCAACTTTTGAATCTGTTCCATCATCTGACGGCGTATTTAAGAATTTCAAAAAACCAGTATTCCCATATTTGATTGGCGAAAACTTTAATTCAAAGCCAAATCCATTCAATACCCAAAAACAGTCAAATCAAGACGATTTTGATTTAAATAAAACTACTTGGATTAGAAATACTTATCCATATTCTATTTCTAATCGAAATAGTGGATATGTTTATACAAAAACTTCTTATAAAGACATAGATCAAGATTCGGTAATCAATTTTGTCAAAAAAGGTTCTGTTGACTCTTTAGGAATTTTGACAGGTGGTCAAAATTATAGAGTTAATGATAAAGTTGTTTTTAATAAAGAAATTGATAGTAGTTTTGTTGCTAATGCAAGAGTAACAAAGGTTGCAGGACCTGGAATTTCAACAATAAGTGCAGTAACAACCAATTTAAGAAACGTTGAATTTTACTCCGCTAGTGAAGACTCTTTCTTAGGCATAAGCACGGTTTCTCATGGTCTTAACAATAATGACATCGTTCAAATAACAGGAATAACCACAAGCTCTTCATTACTGGATACATCAATCAAGGTCGGTGTCACCACAACTAAACTAGCACTCTCAAAAGCAGTTGATAATATTGGTGCTACTGGAATTGTAACTTATTTCTCTGTTATTGGTGGTTTAAATATCAAAGAAAATGATATTTTCAAAGTTGGTAATGAAAATGTTCGTATTCTTAATGTTGATAGAATTTCCTCTAGATTACGAGTTCTGAGACAAGAAAACTCTACAACTGGAACTTCACATACATCTACAACGGTCGTTGAAGATCTTCCTAGAAAACTTTTCTTCTCTGCTGTTGGAGTCAACACTGCTTTTACCAATAAAATCAATTCAGAATATTATTTTAATCCTGCGGAGGCTGTTGGTCTTGCTCAAAGTGGAAGTACAGGTGTAGGAATCGGTACGACCTTAGGAATTGCAAACCCAGGTGCTGGTGCTACTCAAATATTTGTTCCTACTCAAGCAATATATTTCCCAAATCATAGATTGGAAACTGGAGACGTAGTAACTTATCAAACTAATACTGGATCTTCAATTGGTATCGCAACTAATTCTGTTGTTGGTAATGGAGTAACGAATCCTAACACTACCGCATTATCGTCACATTCGGAATTATTTGTTGCTAAACTGGGCATTGACTTTATCGGATTATCAACTGTTAAAGTTGGTCTTAGCACTCTTGGTAAGTTTGTTGGTTCTGCTTCATCAACATCTCACCAAGGTCTTGTATTTTTCCTTGGAATTGGAACAGGCGTTTATCATAGTCTAAAAACTGTTTATCCTAGAGTCATAAAAGGAACTGTTGAGAAAAATTCTGTAACAGTTTCTGCAGCAGGTAGTCATGGTTTAACTAATAATGATATTGTTTCTATTAATGTAAATCTTAGAAATACAGTAACTAAGAACCTAATTTACAATAAGGCAAACAGAAAAACAATTTCCACAGGGTTAGCCTTTACTACTGGCGGAATTACTACCAGCGTTGCTACGGGAAGTGCAGAAATACCAAATTCTATTTCTATATCTGATCATGGTCTCGTAACCGGTCAAAAAATAATACACATTTCTGATAATCCTGCTGAAGGATTAGAATCAGATAAAGAGTATTTTGCTTATGTAGTTGACAAAGATACTATTAGATTGACCTCGGATAAATTCCAAACTACTAAGTCTCTTCCAAATTTTGTTGGAATTGTATCTACATCCAACGGAGAAATTTTTCCAGTTAATCCTCCAATTAAACTTTATAAAAACTCTATTGTCAATTTTGACTTGTCAGACTCTACATTGTCTTACACTCAAAATGCAACCAGTTATGCTGCATTTGATTTAAAATTCTACTATGACAGTAATTTTGAACAAGAATATGTAAGTGCGGGATCTGTTAATGATGATGGTAAGTTTGATGTAAAGAAAACTGGAACTATTGGAGTTACTTCCGATGCAAAAGTTACCTTAAGAACAAAGCAAAATACACCTAGTGTTCTATATTACAAGTTAGATCCTGTTCTGGACCTTAATAATCCAGTTGTCAACAGAGAAATTGCCGTAGACAATAATTTAGAAAATGATTCCACACTTTTAATACAAAATAGTGTTTACAGTGGAAATCATGGGGTAATTGTAAATTCGGAAAATACTTTTAAATATGATGTCAATTCTGTTCCAGAAGCATCGTCATATACTTCTGCAACTGCTGTCATGTCGTTTGACACAAAATCAACAACGGCATATGGCCCAATCACTGAGGTTAAATTAACTGACAAGGGTGCTGGTTATACTGAGGTTCCTGGAATTACGACCGTTAGAACAACTTTAGGATCTGGTGCAATACTTGAACCAGGAAGTACAACAATTGGAAGAGTTGAAAAACTGACTGTAAAAAATATTGGATTTGATTATCCATCTGATTTAACTTTAAGACCTACAGCAAACTTCCCACAAACGCTTAAGATTGATCCTTTGACTGGGTTTGAATCAATTGGAGTTACATCTTTCGGAAGAGGATATAACACTGCACCAAGTTTAGTTGTTATTGATGGTAGAACTAAGAAAACAATTCCAGAAGTTAAACTTAAGTATGTTCTTGGACAAGATACTATTGATATTTTAGAAAATACCAACTCTCTGTCTGATACTGAACCCACCATTGTTCCTGTTGGAAATCCAAATGGTATTAGAGCTAAGAATTTTGTTTATAATTCCACAACTCAAGAAGTATCAGTAACTTTAAAAGATGCTTTCAGCACAAATGATACTTTCCCATTTGAGATTGGTGATAAAGTTTTGGTTGAAGGAACTAGTGTTGGTGTTGGTTCTACTGGACTTGGATTTAACTCAGAAAATTATGATTATGCGAGATTTGAAATTACTGAAGTATTCCAAAATCTAAGTTCAGTTGGTGTTGTAACCTTTAGTTTGGCTAACTATCTAAATGTTGGAGATGGAGAACCTGGTGTTCTTGATGCTGCCAATTCCACTGGAATTTTGGTTAGAGAAAGAGATTTTCCTCAATTTACATCTACACTTAAAACAAATACTTTCCAAAATGGTGAAGATGTTACAAATGTTGATGGTGATATCGCTGAGGTCTTTGAATGGGATATTGACAGCAAATATTTGGTCATAGAAAGTGCTAGCGATTTTGAAGTGGGTGAAACTATCACTTCATTACAAACTGGCAATAAAGGAATAATTAAAGAAAAAGTTTCTTTTGAAACTAGTTGCGATCTAGATTATTTCTCTATCGTAGATAATGGTTGGGAATATGAAAAAGGATTCCTGAATAAGGAATCTCAAAAAATCCATGACAACGAATACTATCAAAATTTCTCATATTCAATAAAATCAAAAGTTGAATTTGATGATTGGAAAGATGTTGTATCCACAATCAATCATGCAGCCGGATTTAGAAAATATGGAAATCTGCAAATTGAATCTGCATTACCAACAGAGTCTTCAACAACGCTAAAACCCATCGCAGATCAAGAAATAACCAGGGTTATTGATCTTATTGGTTCAGAAAGTCTGAATTGTGTAGATAACTTTGATCTTGTCTCTGAGAATTTCTTAACAGGTAGTTCCAGAAATTATTCTGATGAAATTAATTTTGCTAGTAGACTCTTAACTGATTTCGCAGAATCAGTTGGCAATAGGGTTCTAGCAATTGATGATTTTAGTGACACCTTTAATAATAATCCAAGAACTACCCCATATGCTGAGGTCTTCAGACAAAGACTATCTGATGGTAGATCGCAAAGATTCATCGCTTATGTTCAAGACAGACTTTTTACTGGAGAGAGACAAATTTCCATAATTAATGGACTTCATGACATTGGTAGAGGATTCTCTGTTCTTAATCAATATGGCGAGATTGATACTGTATTAGACTTGGGCACTTTTGATTATGTTGTGGATGGTGCAGAATCTGTTCTTAGATATTATCCAAATAAATTTGAAATCAATAACTACAATGTTATTCTTTTCTCTTACAACACCGATGCGAATACTTTAGGACTTGGAGCCGAATCTGTTTCTGTGGGAAGCACGGTCATTGGCGAATCTGATGGATTTACTGGTGGTTTGGTTAGTATCGCATCCTCCGCAGTCGAAATCGCTGGCGGAGCAACTGCAAATATTGCAACTTTAGCTGGAATCGGAACTACTACAATTGGAGCAAGATCTGCAAAAGTTCTTGTCACGGTTCAGGGAAGTGATGGTAGTGTTGAATATGATGAAGTGACATTAGTTCACGATGGAACTAATGTTCAATTAATGGAATATGGTCAATTGACGATTCACTCTCTAGATGCATTCTCAAGTCAAGGAAATATTGGAACATTTGGTGCCTCTATCGCTAGTGACTCTACGCTCACTCTAAATTACACTCCAGATGCAGGTATAACAACTGCAAGTGTCAATACAATAACTGTTGGATTAACTTCTGAAGGTTATACTGGTATTGGCACATATGAATTATCATATAGTTCAATTGAGGCCAAATCCACTTCTATTGGATCCACAACAATGCCAGTTGCAGTTGGTGTTGCAAGTTATAGTGACGCATATGATGCTGCGTATTGCTTTGTACAGGTATCTGATACCACCAATGGAAGATATGAGGTATCGGAAGTAATTATTATTGATGACTACAATGATCAGTCTCCAGAAACAGTTCATGTTGTGGAATATGGAAACACTCAGGTTGGATCGGGCGCTTTTGTTGGACTTGGCACAATCAATGCAAGGAGAGCGGGTGATGGATCAAATTATACTGAGGTAACTTTTACACCAGATGCTGGTGCTGATATTGAAGTTAAGACATACATGAATGCTCTAAGACCTGCGGAGAATTTATCAGTAACTCCTGGAGGTAGATTAGTAGGTGGAGAATCTCAAATTACATTTGGCGAAAATGCCACTATTGAGAATGGATTTAATCTTTATGAAGGAACTTTGAATTCAATTAAGAGACAGTTTAATTTACAGCATAATTCGTTAGACATCTTTAGAAGAAATATTAATGGTTCTTCCACAAATATTGTTGATCTGTCACAAAACACTCTCACAATCCCAAATCATTTCTTTGTTACTGGTGAAGAAGTGGTATATGCTCCTTCCACTGGAGTTGCAACTCATGCGATCGGTATTGCGAGAACAACATTTGTTGGTGTTGGTTCTACAACTCAATTACCATCATCTGTATTTGTAATTAAAGAAAGTGATAATAAAATTAAACTGGCAAGATCTGCAGAGGATGCTCTCAAGAGAATTGCAGTTCCTTTAGATCTAACTAGCGTCGGTGTTGGAACTTCGCATAGTTTCACTTCTAAGAATCAAAATCAAAAGGTTCTTGTCTCAATTGACAATGTTATTCAGTCTCCAGTTGCTGGAACCTCAGTAACTACCACTCTTGCTGATTCTGTCATTGTTGAAACAGATATTATAAAGTTTGCCGGAATTACCTCTTTCTTTGGTGCAGATTATGTAAGAGTTGGAGCTGCCGATACTGGTGAAATTATGAAGATCATGGGTGTTGGTATTGGAAGCACTAATGCAATTAGAGTTCAAAGAGCATGGATGGGAACCAATCTTGTTGGTCATTCAACTGGCGCACTGGTTACTAAAATTAGAGGCAATTACAATATTATTAACAACTATCTCAACTTTATTGAACCACCAAATGGCAAAAATCCAATTGGAACTGCAACTAACCCACCATCTGAAAGAGACTGGATTGGTATAACAACATCAGCAAGTTTCAATGGAAGAGTCTTCACAAGATCTGGCGTAGTTGGAGGTTCTGAAGAGACTTATGCTGATAATTATCTCTATGATGATATTTCTCAGAAATTTACTGGCCAGGATAAAAATTTCTCTTTAACTGTAAGTGGATCTAATGTAGTAGGAGTTGCCACAAACAATGCAATATTATTAATTAATAACATATTCCAGGAACCAGCAGCTAATGGAGATTATACTCTCACAGAAAGTGGTGGTATTTCTTCTGTAAGATTTACTGGAAGTGCAAGTTCGGTTTCTTATGATGTTAATAATGCAAACATTCCTGTGGGTGGCGTTATTGTTTCTGTTGGATCCTCTTCTGGATTTGGTTATCAACCACTTGTATCTGCAGGAGGAACGGCTATTGTTTCCGCTTCTGGAACAATCACATCAATTTCAATTGGAAATACTGGTTCTGGATATAGATCTGGAATACAGACTGTAAATGTTTCAATTCAAAGAGAAAGTTTAACTACTGCTGATATTGTTGCGATTGGTACTGCTGCAATTACTAATGGTCATATCACCGGAGTTGCTGTAACTGATAATAGAGTATTTTACGTTCCTAGGGATATTTCAAATGTAGGATATACTTCTATCACAGGTATTACTACAATTACAACATCAACTGCACATGGATTAAGTGTTGGTAATGAAGTGGTCCTTTCAGGAATTGCATTTACTTGCGATTATGCACCCGGTGTTGGCATTCAAAGTGCAGTTTATAACAATGTTACAGGCATCATGACAGTTACCACTACAGGGGCACATGGCTTGTCTGTAACTGGGAAGAGTAGTGATGTTTTGTTGACTGGACTTGGATTTACATGTGCCCTTGGAGTTGGAATTCATACATATCCTAGAACAACAGATCCGGTTTATTGTGGAACTCAAGTAACTGGTGTTTCTAGTGCGACTCAATTTACAGTTAATGCTGGAATCTCTACCGTACCCACATTCTATGTTTCTGGTGGTATTGCACAACCAGCATTAATTGCACCTAGAGGAAATAATAATTCATCCAGCGGTCAAGATCCTGCTTTTGCTGGAACACCTGTTCTTACGGTTATCAATTCGACTAAATTTGAAGTTAATAGTGGTATTTCTACTAGACCTCACAATTATTCAAGATGTGGTAAAGTAAATCAACTACTTAAGGTGATTATTGACGCACCTTTAAGTTATGATAATATTCCACTTTCTTATGCTTCAGATTCTCCAGGAACTGGTGGAGCGCAAGCAGAGATTGACGTTGTAGTCGGTCAAGGATCTAGTGTAATTGAATTTAGTATATCCAATATGGGATATGGTTATGGTGTTAATCAAATACTGACACTCCCAGTCGGTGGAGCAATTGGTATTCCAACCACATCTTCCTCTAACTTTGAAGAATTTAAAATAACGATTCAAGAAACCGATGGTGACATATTTACAGCATGGTCTATTGGTCAACTTCAAGTTCTTGATGATTTCTCCAATCTTTTCAACGGAAATAGAAAAACATTCCCAATTACTTTGAGTGGCAATTCGTTCTCTATTCAATCATCGCCAGGATCTTTAGTTAAGGTTCAAGATACTCTTCTTATATTCATTAATGATATTCTTCAAGTCCCAGTAGAGTCGTATTTCTTTGAGGGTGGTAGTAATTTGACTTTTGAGGAAGCTCCTAAAGTTGGAGATTTACTTAAAATTATATTCTATAGAGGAACTGGTGGTGCTGATGTTATTGATAGGGAAGTTATTGAAACTGTTAAAGTTGGTGATGATCTGACAATTGGTTATGATCGTGATCTCAAACAAACTCCACTAAACCTTAATCAGACTAAGTTCTTACAAGAAGATACTCGTACATCTAGTGAAGTTACCTCTACAAGTTCTGTTGATACCAATCCATATGATGGACGTGGTTTGAGTGCTAACACTAGAATGAATAGACCAGTTAAATGGTGTAGACAAACTGAAGACAGGATTGTTGGTGGTAAGGAAATTAGCAAAAATAGAGAACTCTATAATGCTAATATTTTCCCAACGACATATCTTCTCAAGTCTGTTGGTATTGGTTCAACAATCGTTAATGTTGACAATGTGAGACCATTCTTCAATGCTAAAAATGAAAATAAAGTCAGCACTGACTTCCAAAAAGATATTGTAATCATTGAGAAGTCAGAGAAAGTTTCTGCAGCCGCAACCGCAGTTGTAGGATCTGGAACCACAGTTACTTCAATTGTCATTTCTGAGGGTGGTAAAGGTTACACTAGTGCTCCTCTCGTTTCTATTCAAAATCCAGTTGGACTGGGGACAACTCAAAGAGCAACAGCTACCGCAACAATTTCTAGTGGCACAGTAACCTCTATTTCTGTTGATACTGGTGGAGTTGGATATGCACAAACAACGCATCCTATCGTTCTTATTGGACCTCCAACATTCTTGACAGAAACAAATACCATTGATTCTTATTCTGGAGATTTTGGTATTATTACTGGTATCGGAACAACTTCACTCGCAGGAGTTGCTGTAACAGGTCTCGTACTTGATCTTGTTATTCCAGTTGATTCATTCCTTAGAGATTCCGCCATAACTCAACCATCTGCAATTACTGCTAGTGGGATTACTACAGGCGATCTCTTTACGATTAGAAATTCAAATGTTGGTCATGGTTTAACATCCCTAGATGCAAGTAACGGAGTTGTTGGTGTTGGTACAACGTACATTGATGGGATCTTCAGAGTTTCTCATGTTACTACTGGTGTTACAACAGATACCCCAGGATTTGGTTCAACTACAGTAACTCAAGTTGTTGTGAGTGTAAATAGTTTGAATGGATTAACCGGTTTGGCGGCAAGTAGTTTCTACGGCGAATATAGTTGGGGTAAACTGATACTTACCGATAGAAGCAAAAACCAAGCATATACAGTGAATACCTCAAATGGTATTACTGGTATTGAGACTGGACCGGTTATCAACAGAACAAAATCCTTAAAAGTTAAAAGTTACTCCACGTAATTCCTACTAAATAAAGAAAAATCCACTAAAATGGCTGCAATTATAACTGATCAGATCAGAATATTGAATGCAAAGAATTTTGTAGCGGGTGTGACAACATCTGATAATTCTTATTATGCATTTGTTGGATTACCTAATCCTACAAGTATTCAATCAGATTGGGACGATGATCCCCCTGGGCCAACTGATAATTTTAGTTCATTGAACGATGTTTGGGATACAACCATCGCAATGAAGAAGATAACAAGTGAAGATATAAAACAGGTAGTAAGAAAACTCAATTGGTCATCTGGAACAACATTTGATTATTATAGACAAGACTATAGTATCACAAATGTTCCGTCCAACGCTAGCGGAACCGCTTTATATTCTGCAAATTACTTTATTGTTAATAGTGACTATCGAGTTTATATTTGCTTGGATAATGGAGAGAATCCAGAAAATCCAAATGGTAGACCATCTCTTGATGAACCAACTTTCACTGATTTAGAGCCTAGGGCTGCTGGAACTAGTGGAGATGGATATATTTGGAAATATCTTTATACTATTAAACCATCAGAACTAATCAAGTTTGACTCCACAGACTTTATGCCCGTTCCCCTAGATTGGGAAACTAGTACTGAAAATGCTGCTGTCAGAGATAACGCCATCGATGGTAGTATTAAAACAGTAATCATTAAGAGCAGAGGAGTTGGATTAGGAACTGCAAATAGAACATATACCAGAGTGCCAATTAAGGGTGATGGAAGTGCCGCTGAGTGTACGGTTGTAGTTAATAATGATCAACAGGTTGATAGTGTAACTATTTCAAATCAAGGTAAAGATTACAGTTTTGGAAATGTAGATTTAGTTGCTGGTGGAGTACCAGTTGGAAGTACAATTCCATCTCTCGATGTTATTATTTCCCCTCCAGGCGGGCATGGAAAAGACATCTATAGAGAACTTGGTGCA